CCCTCTTCGTAATTCGAGGCGTTGAAGAACGCCCGCAGCCTGACCCCGGCAGTCCAGCCTAGGTTGCTGCTGGAGGCCGTGAAGGTGAACGCCTGCGAACCCGTGGCCAGTTCGTTGCTGGTTGTCGAGGTTCGGATCATGTCGGCGGCCAGCCCGGCGCTGCCTGTCGATCCGGTGGCGCCTGTAATCCCGGTCCCGCCCGTCGGACCCGTTGGGCCTGGAACCGTCGAGGCCGCACCCGTCGATCCGGTGGCTCCCGTCAGCCCGGTGGCCCCGGTCGCACCCGTGGCGCCAGTGCTCCCCGTAGCTCCCGTCGGCCCATTAGCCCCCGTCAGGGTCGAGATGGTCCCGGAGGAGTTCTTGCACTTGTACAGGTGGGCGGTGGCGTCGAACCAGCAGCGGCCAAAGCCAGCGGAGGGCGTGTCCGGAACCGGCGTTTCCTGTAGGATCGATCCCTGGTTGTATTGCGCGAGGATGCACAGCGCCGCCAGAGCGCACAAAGTCAGTACGAGAGCGAAACGTCGCATGGGGTGTTTCTCCTTAGACCAGATTGATGACCACGTAAGTCAGTGACCCTTGGGCCGCTTGCCCATACAGCACTGCGAGGTCAGTAGTCCCCGGCGTGAAGAACGCGAGCGGAACATCCGAGCCGTCGGCCGTCGCGTTGGCCGAGAGCGTCACGGTCGTACCGACAACCGTGGAAACTGTCGTGTTGTCGGGAATGCCGGTGCCCACGACAACCTGCCCGGATACGATCCCGTCCGCCGACACCACCGTGACGTCCGGGCTCCCAATGGCCGTATCGCCCGCCACAGAGGCGACCTGGTAGCCGGACAGCCCGGCGCGAATCGAGAACAGCGGCTCATCGGGATTCGGGCGCGCGGTGAGCGCGGCGCCATACAACTCGCTGAAGACCACGCTCTCACCGATACCGAGGCTGTTCAGGTAGCTGACGATCCCGGCGGCGATCGCCGCCTCGGTTGCTGTGGTGAACCCGGGCAGCGGATGAACGTCCAGGGCCACGTACACCGGCACATAGGCCAGAATGAAGAACCGAATCGGGGACGCAGCATTGTGGTTGTCAGGGTCGATGACCGTCACGGTCGTTGTTCCGTTCCGGTAACAGCCGATCCCGCTGTTCGCGTAAATCGCCTGGGCAATGTCCGCGGCGACACCGCCTTCCACGACGCAGGTGATCGAGTGCGGCGGTCCCACCTGGTCTCCGCCGCCGATCGAATACGCGACCCCGGTCTGCGTGCCGGCGGTCCCAGTGAGCACGAGCGCATCCGGGCCCGTCACCGAGTCGATGGTGTAGGCGACCCCATTGATCGTGATGGTCTGCTCAACGTTGGTGGCGTCGAACGGGTAGCCGTAGAGCAGCGCGACGTCGGTCCCGTCGGTGGTGACAGCGCCGAACCCGCAGGAGAACCCGTTCGGATTCTCGTACACCTTCCAGCGTGTGACGCCCAGGACTTCACCAATCGCCTGGGCCGTCCCCGCCACGAGAGACCGGGAAGGCTTCATCTGAGCCACCAGCAGGCGGGCGCGGTACTGCGAGTCCGGCTCCACCGCTTCGCCCGGGATGGCGTCGGCCGGGTTCGTGGCGCCTGTCCAGCCGGCCGTGGGGGTGGAGATCGTCCGGATCTCGCCCGGGTTGGCCGTGACGTCGCCGATGATCTTCGCGGTCGCGAGCACAGAGACCGTTCCAGAGGTTCCGATGCTGGCCGGCGATGCCAGGTCCCAGTAGCGGCCGTTCACGTCGCGCACGACTCCGCTGGTGACGGTCGTGCCCGGATCGCCGCTCAGCGTCACCATGGCGGTGGAATACGATGCTGCCTTGCGCGGCGTTCCGATGAGCTTCCCGATCAGGTCAAGGCTCCTGCCGATGGCCGTCTGCGGGTTGAAGGCCAGGTAGAGCGCCTGGATCGACTGCGCGAAGTTCTCCGCCTGGAGCGCCCGCACGGCCAGGTCCTGGTAGTCTGCGGCGTCGGGCGCGAGATAGGCAGCGTTGCCGAAGATCGCCCGGAACTGCCCGATGAGGTAGTTCAGAATCTCACTGAACGTGGGGATCTTCAGCCCGGATTCGCCGATTGAAGGAGGAGCGTATGCCATAGTTGGAATCCTGTGTTCAGTTCGCGATCGCCAGCGCGCCAAACTGCGTATCGACAATAGCCCGGAACGTGAAGGTGCGGCCCGCCGCTACGTGGGTCACCGCGAGCGAGTGAATCCCGGTCACGTAGGGCACGCCGAGAATGCGCTTCCGTAGGATCAGCGCCACGCCCTGGGTGGTGATAGGGTGCCCCAGTAACCGCTGAAACAGCGGCGTTCCCTCGAGCCGGTTCTCGAACCACTCGTTCTGCAAGAGGCGCAGCGTGGACGCAATGGTCTGCGCCACGGCGTCGATGTCGGTAAGGAAGTTCACCAGGCCGGCGCCGCGCATGGGGTCCCAGGTCTCGGGATCAAGCTTTCGAACTATGATTGTGGCCATCGCTACACCACCGAACCCGTCGACCCGCTCCCCGTCTGTACGCCAGCGTGCTTGTGGAGGAGGAACTGCTTCCCGTCGATCTTCGTCGCCGCGCCTATCGTTACGGCTTCGGCGTCCACCGTGACTGTTTCCGCGTTCACGTCTACCTCGTTCGCGTTGACGGTGACCGCCCCGGTCGCGTTGACCGTGACGGCCGGCGCGGTGATGGTGATCCCTTCCGGCGCCAGGTCGATGACCACCGTGCTCTCGTCGTTCCGAATCTGCGTCGAGGTGCGGGAGTAGTTCTCGAGGCCACGCGGGGCGGAGCGAATCCCAACGAACGCCACCCCATCGGAAAGGGTGTGCCGCCGCTGGTCGATCTGGCGGTTGTCCAGGTCGCCGTTCTGAAACCAAACGTCAAGCGGAGTGTCCGCGAACACCAGCATGCATTCGTCGCCAGGCTGAATCGGAAACGTTACGGTCCAACTTCCGCCGCCCCACAACTGCACCGGAACGTCGCAGAGTATGGGGAGTTGCTTCGACTCGGTTGCAATGGCGATCTGGTTTCCTTGACCGTGATTCCAGGTGCTCAGTTCGTTCGTGGCCACGAGAACCTTGACGGTCGCCGGTGGGCCCGGGTCGAAAGACTGAACGATCCCAGGCAACGCCACCCGCAACGATTGGAGCACCATCTCCATGAGCGACACAGGTCGGTGGATCGATGGCGTAACTCGCTGCTCAACAGTTAGGCCGAAGTTACCAGGCACGTTTCCTCACCACGATCCTGAGACGCCATACGAACCCCGAGATTGGTCATGGCTACTGGCTGTGTCACTCTTGGCGCCCAGGAATTCCGGGAAGAACCCCTTTGTCACGCCAGTGATTTCCGTGAACCAGTCATCCCCTTGCCCGCGGTTGTCGCCGAAGTGCCGAATTCCGATGACAACATAGACCCCGGCATCGTTCCGAGTTGGCCGATAGTTCTCTGGGTACACGAACTCAAATGGTTTGACGTTAGTCCCCGGAGCGATCTGCACGGTCTGCCCGATGTACACCTGGGAATCGAGCAATACGCGAAACACCACGCCGCACTGCGTTTGCTCTGGAGTGCCGATGATCGTCATTTTCACCAGGCCCTGGGTCGTTAGACCACCGCCCGTGTAGGCCCCTGGCTTATTCGGCGGCCCATAAGTCACCTCTGGAGCGCTGTCATCCTTGGCGAACGATCTGATATTCAGCCCCTGCGGCCCCAACCACGAAAACAGGTTGTGCTGCCGCAGGATGGGCTTGAGTTGGTCGAACGGACGCCCATGGAAGCTCTGCGCTCTCGGATACACCGTTGCGCTCAGCTTCGCCTGTGCCGCCTCGTCGATGCCGCCGTTCTGAATCGGGATCTCGCGTTCCGACTTCTTGCAGATCGCCTTGATGGTGTCCAGTGCGGAGGTTTGTTTCGCCTGGGTGATGCTGCACAGATTGAGGGTGTCCTCCAGCAGGCCAGTTATCAGGCGCAACTTCAAGGTGTAGTCCACAACGCTCTCTCGCGTCCACACGGGCTGCAAGACCTGGCCGGAAAAGATCAGGTTCGCCTCGGCGTCGAAGCCAGAATCGTACCCGGCGCTCAGGGTCAGCGCGGCGCCCATCTCCATTGGGGTTCTCCCGCTCAGAGCGTCGGGAGCTATCATCAAGACCGTCTCTTGGGACAGGTTGTATATCGTCACGGCCGCTTGCCAGCAGAAGACGTTCACCATCATGTTCACGTTGAAGATGACGTGCAGCGGCTCCTCGCCCTTGCCCACCAGGGACCTCACGGTCAGGCGTGGCCCGGTGGCGGGGTAAATCGAAATGTCCCAAGCGCGGCCGAAATATGCAAGTGCCATGAGTCACGCTGCCAGCGAGTACCCCGGGGTGTCGTCCCAAATCAGTACGAAATCGGTCCCCAGGCCGGTGTCGTCCGGCCAGTCCCGGGCGGCGCCGCTCTGGTTGATGACGAAGGCCGAGCCGATCCCGAGGTGCGCATAGGGCGCGAGGATGTTGGCGGCCGGCCAGGACCCGGTTATCAGAGGCACGGACGCCACCAGCAGGTTGTCGGTCTGGTCCGAAATGTCGAGCACCCAGAAGCCCCCCTGGGTGTTGTAGTAGAGCCGCAGGTTGAGCGTGAGAGATCCGCCGTTGACGTTCAACGCCACCCGGAGGCGCTGGTTGGGCGCATTCGTCAGGTCAACGATTTGGCTCATGAGAACAGGCTCGTTGCGGCGGCGGCGCTCGAACTGCTCCACGTTCCCGCGCCGGGGATACTGGAGGCGATCGGTTGCAGCGCGCTGCCCGCCTCGCTGATCGCTGACGACATCGAATTCTGCGACTGGATGTTGGCCGGCACGGGCGCTGTCGGCACTTGCCCGCCCATGGTCTCACCGGTCGTCTGCGGCAACTCGGAATCCGCGGCGGGGAAGCTCATGCTCGAGGACGTAGCCTCTACCGATGCGGTTAAAATTTCCGTGAAGGTTACAATTGCCTTGAGGCCGTATCGACTCTTTTCGCTCTCTTCGGCGTGCACCTCCGAGATGAGCATCTTATCGTACTGACGCAGGCGAGTGGCCACCTGGAGCACCTGGCGGGCCTTCTGCAGCGCCACCAGCGTCTGATAGGCCGACACGCTTTTCGACGGGCCATCCGCCCACTGGCGCACGTCATAGGACTGCATGGCGTCGCTCTGGGAGATCTCGAGCACCAGCCGGGCCGGGACGATGTAGGCGTGGTCCGAAATCGCCGCGCCGGTCTGCACCGGGTTCAACGTGACGACCGAACGCTGCTCGTGTGATGCGCGAATAACGCCGTCGAACACGTAGACGGTCTGGTTGCCCTTTGCATCCGCCACAGAGACCGTGAACATCGCGGCATGAATCCACTGGGGCGGGCGCCATGTGCTAGCCACGCCAAGCTGGGCGATCTCGCTGGTCCGGGTGGAGGAATAGATCCGGCTGAGCGCAGAGAACACCTGCGAACTGATCGGCGTAACCCGCGTGAGCAGCGAGCCGACGTGCGATGTAACCGAAGGTGGGATAACCGAGAGAATGCTTCCCATGGTGTCAGGCGAACGTCGGTGAAAGTTGCGTCAGGTCGTAGCGCGTCTGGTGCGCGAGGGCTTCCTGAATGCCGCCGGCGACCGCGCGCTGGATGGCGTGAGCGTCGGCTCCGGGCTCGGTGATGTAGATGCCGCCCACGTCGACGCTGGTCTCCTGGTGGTGGTTGGCGACCTGCGCCGGCGGCGCCGGAGCGGCTTGCATACTCGCCAGGGTGGGAGACCAGTCGCGGGCGAGCACGTCGGGAGCCGACACCTTTTCTGGCGGCCAGTTCTGCGCCGCCGGAGGAGTCATCAGCCGCGATGTGTAGGTGTCCTGCGGGATGCTCGCGGCGAACAATATGGGAGCCGCGGCGGACTGCCGCTCAGCGGAGGCCACAGGGATAGGCTGACCGGCAGTCACGGGGGCCGGTTGAGCAGACGCCACAGGGGCAGACGGCTGCACGGCGGCCGCCGGCGCCGCCTGGCGCTCCTGCGAGCGCTCCCACGCCGCCATCTGGGAGTCGATCCTCAGAACCGAGGGCACATAGGCGCGCGTCTCTGGCGGGAGATCCTGGGCGCTGCGGGCTTTATCCACCCGGCCGGGCCCGGCATTGTAGGCCGCGAGCGCCTTCGCGGTGTCGCCGTGGTACCGATCCAGCATCTCGCGGAGGTAGCGGACCCCGCCGTCGATGTTCTCGGTCGCGTCCTTCGGGTCGACGCCCAGTCCCGCCGCCGTCGCCGGCATCAATTGCATGACGCCGATCGCGCCCGCCTTGCCCATCCCGGGATTCTGGTTGACGCCGGATTCCTGCTGCGCCACGGCGAGCGCCAGGGACCGCGGAACGTCGTACTTGTCTGCCGTCGCCTGGATCGCCGCGACCAGATCGGCGCGGGAGAGATCGCGTCCGCCGGGCGCGGGCAGTGCCGCAGGAGCGGGTGCTTGGCCTTTGGACTCCACCACCAACGGCATGAGCCCGAGCGTTGCCGCGGACAACAGCATGTCCATGAGGCCGTGAGACTTCACCGCCGGAGCCTGTTCTGTGCGCACCATGGCGGCGGGAGCCACTCCTTGCCCCTGTGCAGGCTCCCGAGCTGCGGGGACGGCCTGGGCGGCTCCTGGAGGCCCAGGAAACCGCTCCAGGAAGCTTCGGTCGCGTTGGTCAACCGGAGCCTCTTCTGGCTTCGGCCCCTCGACCAGTTCTCTCGTGAGGCTCACGGCGTACCCTGCCACGCCGCCGGCAATCGCTCCGCCAACCGTTCCCACACCCGGAATGACGCTGCCGCCTATCGCCCCGTAAATCGCGCCTCCCAGGGCGCCCGAGACGTTCGCGCCCATGTCGTTCAGGCCAGCCAAGAACTCCTTGCTGGCCGCCGCGAACTCCCCAGAGATCGCGAGCGAGAGCGCGGAGAAGAAGTGCGCCAGCATCGTTTCGGCGGTGGCCATCCACTTGAAGAACTTCACCATCCAGTCTCCGACGTGGCTGATCGAAGTAGCCAGATTGTCGAAAGAGAACGCAGTCCCCTGAATCGACTTGTCCCCAGACAGCAGCCCCACCAGGTTGGTGAACATCACGCAGAAGCCCTTGCCGGCCTCCACCACGGCTTCGAGAATCTCCCAGGTCTTGCGCAGCACTGGCACAGCGTAGGTGGAGAGCTTATCGGCGATCTCCGGGATGTGATCCTGGATCCACTCCACCCAGTTCTTGAGTTTGTCGCCAACATCACCCAGATCGAGCTTCTCGAACAGCTTCGAGACGAACGACATGCCGAGGAACTTCCCGGCGAGCTCGAGCCGCTTGAACTCGAACCCGAGGTCCCGGATGCCCTTCATGTTGGCTTCATAGTTTGGGCCCAGTTTCTCTTTCATCAGGTCCATGTCCTGGGCCATTATTACAGCGCGCTCATGGCTCTCCTTGTCCCAGACGATGGTCGCAAGATCGACCCCGAGCGCCTTGGTGATCATGTCCAGCTTGCGCGCGCTCTCTGTGGTCATGAGCATCCGCAGGCCGTACAAACGGTAGCCCTGGTCCGCCATGGCTACTTTGTCCATCATGCCGACGATGGCCGCAGAGGTCGCCGTGAACATCCCCAGGATGGCGCTCTGCGCGCCCACCAGCGACTTCACCATGCCGGTGGCGTGCAGGTCCACGGCGCGATCCGCCGCGGCCAGCATCCCGGTCATCCGGCCGAACGCCTGTTGGTCGGCATCGAACCCGAGTTTTACGAGATACTCTTTCAGGATGTTGCTTGCCATCAGTGATTTCTCGATGCGTTTTCGGCTGCGGCGGCGCGCGCCCGGCGGAGGTTCTCTTCCTGAACGTCGAGCACGCGGTTCACTTCAACGAGGTCCACGATGTCATAGGTCCCATCGTCGATCTCGCGGGGCCTCCAGAGGCCGGCAAGAACCGGCCTCCAGAGGTATCCGCTTATGCCAGCGGGGAATTCTACTGGATCGTATCCGGGATCGGCTCGGCTGAACTCCTCCGCCGGAGCCGCTCGAAAAAAGGGCCGACGTTGAAGTCCAGCGCTTCGTCGATGAGTTGGTGCAGCATGTCGGCGTCATACTCCAGGTCGGGAAACTGCTTGAGCACGAGCCACCGGCCGCCGTCGAAGATCTTCAGGGGTATGGTGGTCCCGTCCCCCTGGTCGATGTTCACCGAGCAGGCCCCGAGCAAGTGGCCCTGGATCACCGCGTAGGTCTTCTCTTCCGAGAAGGTCTTCGTGAGCATCTGGGTGATGATCCAGTCGGCCAGGCGAACCGGAACCCGGCCGATGCGGAAGTTGATGCCGTTGATAGTGACGTCTTTGGTTTTGTCGAGGCTCACGTTCGGCTCCCTACTCGTTCGAGATGTTGCAGGCCATCAGGACCCAACTCACGCGCTGGGCTTCCTTTTGGTACGTCTTGTCGGGGACCTTCTGCGGCGCCACTCCGGTAGCCCGGTGCAGAGAACCGTCGATGATGTTCTCCACGAGCATACTGCCGGATGCCCATTCGGACACGTCGCCCGAGTCCCGCGCGGTCTTGCAGGCGTTGTACCAGGCCAGCAGTTCCCGATGGATCTCGGAGGTCTGCCAAACCTGGATCTCGATTTCTCCGTTGTCGCCCGGGATGGCGCTCGGAACGGTGGCACCGTCCGCGGCGATCTGGATGGTGGTCTGAGTGGTGCTCATGCGCACCAGGACCTGGTCGATGCCACGCTCGGAAACTCCCGAAGCCTGGATCACGCCGATGTACGGATGGCTGAACGCGAAGTTCAGGTCTTTTGCTGAGTACGTGGAAAGTTGGCGGCTCATGTTTTCTTCTCCTTATCGACGTGTCCCCTACCGCTGGACCTCGAGCGTCACGCTGAGCGAATGGCCGGACTGCGCCTCGATCAGCAGGCAGGTGATGGCGGGCATGACCCGCGCGGCGCGCTGCGCCGAGGACATGGAGCTCACCGGAGGAGCGTACAAGTAGTACCCATTCGGGAGCGTGTCCCCGGTTGCGATGGCGGCCCGCCCGGTCCCGATCCCGAGGCCCTGCCACACGCCGGCGGGCGCGATGAACCCGCGCGCCTTCGCGCGGTCGCAGGCTTGCGCGAGAACATTCTTCATCATCACGACGCCACCGTCGGTGATTGGCAGCGCAGGAACGGACACCAGCAGGTTGACCCCGCTGTACTGCATGTCGCTGGCGAGCATGTCGAGGTTCAGAACCTCATCCAGGAAGTCGCCCGACGCCATGATGGCCGGCTGCACCCACTGGTACGAGCCGTCGGCATAGTTGAGCATCACGTTCGCGTTCATGCCCGGCAGCGAGCGGTCGATCGGCCCGCAGATGGAGTCAACCTGCGATTGAGTCAGCGGCTCGGGTGGAACTCCGGCAATCGGCTTGAACATGATGTCGAAGTACGACCCGGCGGCGCCGGTGTTCATCCCCATGGTCTTTCCCATCACGGCCGCGTCGGCGTGGATGTTGGTGGGGAAGTCGCCGCTCTGCGTGGTGGCGTACAGGGAGAACGTCCGCCGATAGCGCAGCGCCTTCAGATCGTAGAACAGGTTGTCCTCGGGCGTGTCCAGAACGGAAGGGTCTCCCCACGTCAGTGAGTACAGGGCGGCCGGACTTGCCGCCTCGATGAACGCGGCGATGGCTTTGTGGTCGGATTCCGTGGCCGTCCCGGCGAACCGGCATTCATACCAGTTGGGCTGTGCCAGGCGGCACGCCTCGACGGCCTCGACAGGGGTTTCTCCCAGATCGTCCGAGATGAGGTCCACCTCGAGGCCGGCGCCGACGCCGATGATCGTGGTGGTCGACAGGCCGGAACCGGAACTGTAGCCGGTGCCCTGGGCCAGGACGGAGATCGCCGTCACGACGCCGGAGGTGATGTCCACCTTCAAACCGGTCCCGCCGCCGGTCGTCGCCGTGGTGGTGAGAACCGTTCCGGACTTGTAGCCAGTGCCAGCGGCGTGGATGGTCACTCCGGTAACGGGTCCGGTGGCGCCTTCACCGCTGATGCTCGCCACTTCCAGCGATCCGGCGGAGCCGCCGCTCTGGACAACCGCCACGAAGTCGCCGACTGCGTAGCCCGTCCCGGCGTTCCCGGCGTTGACCGCGGCCGAAGCGATAGTGCTGGTGGCCGCCGTGACCTTCACGGCGCCGCTGGACCCGCCGCTTTGTACGACGGTCGCAGTGTCGTCCACCGCGTAGCCGGTTCCGGCGTTCCCGCTGTGAATCGAGGCGGATTCGATGGACGAGAGGTCCTGCCGACCCACCCAGAGGTACAGGGGTTTCGGCGTCTGCCCGAAGTACTTCTCGGCCGCCAGATACTCCGGCATGTCGTCAGTGAAGTGGTCCTGTAGCATCCCCTCGATCGAGGAGTACAGCCGCAGGCGCTCGCTGATCGGGATGATCGTGCTGGGCCCAACGACCAGGGCCTGATTGAAACTCGGACCCGGAACGGCGGCCGGCGAGACCACCACCGCAACATTCAGGATGTCCGAAAGAGGGAGAGAAAGCATTTTAGGCTCCTTGCTGCGGAATCCGAATGTGGATCTCCGCCGACAAACGTAAATGCGATTGACGCATCTTTTCTTTGGTTTCTGGGCTGTGCTTGTGCCCCAGGAAGTGCTGATTTCCTAGATTCTTTAGGCTGATCTTTGCCCGTGTTTCTGGGCTAGGTTTGCAACCCAAATGTGATTGACGCAGTTTTTCGCAAGTTTCCGCACTGACCGCACGACCGAGCTTTGCTAGGCGCATCTTTTCGATGGATTCAGGTCTATGCCTGCGCCCAGTCGCGGCTTGACGCCGTTTTTCATTAGATTCCGGAGTCATTCGCCTGGCTCTTCCAGCACGCCTAAGTTTCTCTAGGGTTTCTGGGCTGTGCTTGCACCCTAACCGGCGCTTGTGCCCAAGAGCCTTCTGGCGTATCAAGTCTCTGGTTTCTTGGCTTCTCTTGCACCCGAGCGCATATTTGTTACCTCTCGCTCGATGCAAGTAAGCAGGAGACAGCATCACTTCGCTTAGCGACTGCCCGCACAACGTTTTCCACGCCACGTAATCCTGCCAACGTCCGAAGTGCTCAAACAGATCACGGTGCATGGCGGCATGTAACTCAACACTGATCGGAGGTGTCAGATTGCTTGGGGAGTTGTCGTAGACACCATTGGTCGCATGCCTCGGGATGATGTGGTGCCTGTGTTTAATCACCGTTCACCCGGATCGATATGGTGCGCTCCAAGCCAGTATCCTTGAGCAAGCGAACGTCCACTCCGGCTGCCGATGGCACGGTGAGTGACTCGATCACCAACTCGTTGAATTGCAGTTCCACATCGGAACGTTTCCACCATTGCCCGCTGAAGAGCTCCGGCGTATAGACCGGCCTATGCCAGTCGGGGACCACGTACAAGTTGCTCGCGACGAGCACGTCATGAACCCAGTCGAGCGCGAAGGCGGAGACGATCAGCCGCGCCCGATCTTCGCAGTTCGGGCCGTAGAAAACGAAACCCAGGCTCCACACCTGCGTGTACCCCATCTCGCTGTGCAGGCTCACCGCGTCTTTCGGGCTGTAGAACCCATCGCGCGCCCGGCCGAAGAGGGTGTCCTCCGGGTTGGCGCGGAGGATGCACACGTCCTCGCTGATCGCCCAGGCCGGCTGGCCTTCCTGCTGCCAGGACACGCGCACGGCAGAGTACGCCGCGGACCGCACGGTGGGGTCCGTCGTGTCGAACCCGAGGATCTGCGCCACCAGCGCCTGGAAGATGGTCAGCAGCGCGTCTGGCGTCAGCGCGCTCGAGATCAAGGTGCTGCCGTTGGGGAAAGTCGCGTAACTCATTGGCTACTCGCCCGACATCCGGACCATTACCGCCGACCAGAATCCGAAGTCTGCCCACGGCGCCACGCCGACCACCCGGTAGTAATTTCCGTTCCAGAGCACCTTGTCGCTGATCCCCGCGCGCGTGGCCTGCGTCTCGTAAATCTGCTGGCTCGAAATGAGTTGCATCGCGCCGGCCACACGGTCGCCTTCGGGAATCTGCAACAGCGCTTCGTCCTCCGCGACGGCGATGACCCCGGAAGCCGGTATCTGGACCGGCGTTCCCGCCACCCAGCCGCCTGCGGCGAAACTGCCGGTGGTGCGGATGATGAGGAAGCTGGTGCCCAGGTCTGGATCGTCGGCGATTTCAGAAAGGGAGAAGGCCATGGGCGGGAATGCGGTATTTTCCGGTTATTTTCCGGGTGTTTTCCGGACGACAACTACCGACCGATACGAACCACCGACAGAATGGAGCGGCCCATTTGGCCGGTGTCCACGAGTGGACGGCTGGAACCCTTGCGCTTGATGGTCGCCGGCTTGTTCGGTGTCAGGTTCCCGTCTACGAAGTACCGCTTGGCCGCGTTCGCCGCGATGACGCCGGAGCGCTTCAACTCCTGCTCGGCTTCCCGAGGGCGGCCGTCCAGCAGAGCCTGGGCCGCCGCGCCCAGGTGCGGCGTAATC